TGAAGGATAGCAGCATCATTCTACCTGGACGGGCGGGTAGTCAATTCATGGGGTGGTGTTGGCCGGGTACTACTTCAGGTTCCACAATCACCCTCACCTCCAACCAAAGCGCCGCTGGTCTGATGGATCAAGGCGGGACCGGAGGCGGGACAAAGCGGTACATCGCTGCGTACAACGGCGCGACCTTGTTGGCTGGGTCAGCAGACAGCACCAGCCTCAGCTTTGCTAAGTGGTCAGCCACGACTGTCAACGCCATCGCCGGACTGAAGTTTGTGGTAAACAACGCTGGGTTGTCTAACCAGACGGTGACGGTTTCTTACATGATGAACGCGGGAGCAGCCGTTGACGGGTCTTCTTACACTCTCCATACCTACATCTTTGGAAACTACTGGACCACCGGACCCACCCTTACTTGGAACGCCTCAAGTGTTGCCCTGACCTTGCCCGACTGGGTTTGGATGCGACTGCCTTCTACCGCCAACCGGTTGCGTATTACTTGTTTGTCAGCTTACAAGATTTCTTAATATGTCTATCGTCATCGCTACAGTCAACTCCCGTCAAGATGGCATTTTGGACTGTCGTAGTGGTCTTCTGCGGCAAACCACCATCGGTTCCAGTTGGAATGAGGTGCGGGTGGGGATGCTCTACCAGTTCGTTCCCTACAACAACAACGATGCTGCCTGCACCGCCGAATCCCTAGTCCCGGCCAGCTATCTTGACTGGTTCACCATGGGTTTGAAGGACTCGTCCGTGATCCCTCCGGGTAAGGCGGGATCACAATTCATCGGGGCGTGCTTCCACGGAGGCTTTGGCGGAGCCAATGCCATCTCGCTGACCGCGAATGGAGCCGGACAGGGCTTGCTGGATTGTTCGTCCTACCGTTACCATTCATCATGGAACGGAGCTACCAACCTGACCAAGAACGACGCGACCAGCATTGCCACCCCGACCTTTGCTACCGGCAACTGCGCCTTCTACGCCCAGAAGTACGTTGTGGTCAACCCCGGAGCATCCAATCAGACGGTTACCATGAGCTACTACGTGGCAAACACGGCAATTACCGACCAGACCAGTACCAACCTTCGCAACCTGCTGTTCACCGTGGCCTACACCGCCACCGCCACTCTGACTTGGAACGCCGCCAGTGCTGCCCTAACCCTACCCGATTGGTTCTGGGTCCGCCTTCCCTTGGTGTCCAACCGGCTGCGCATCCACAATGTCGAGATTTTCAAAGTTTCGTAAACCAACAAAGGAGACCCATGAAAAACATACACTCAAACCGAGGTGCCATACCCCTCATAGTTCCAGTAGGGGTTGGCGTCTTTCTTCTCTGTGGATATCTGTACCTCAAAGTGTTTGCCCCCGGTCGCAACACGGCAGTGGCAGACAAGGCGGCGATTGCAGCAGCCAAGACCGAACAGCAGGCTGTTGATGTTCAACATGAGACGAAAGCCGTCCAACAAGCCGTAGCAGCAGTTATTAAGGCCCACCAGGAATTGGACTCTACGCATCAGACCATCGAGGCTAACGCTTCCGGGTTCAGCTACGCGGCGCACGCAACTCTGCTCAAGGAACCAAACCCATCACCAGTGGTGAAACTGGCCACTACGTTAACTGAATCGTCCTACAAGGCTCTGGGTGAAAGTTTGTCGCCGGAACAGAAAGCCATCTGGGACAGCCTGCTCGCCGCTCATGAAGATGACAAGGTAGCCATTGCCAACCGTGACGCCAAGATTGCCCAGATGACTACTGATGCCGTTGCCGTGCACGCTACCCTGGTGGCCGTCACCGCTCACGCCAACGCTTCTGATGCAACGGCCGTAGCTGCCGTCAAGCAGTTGGACAAGCAGACGACGGCACTGGTGGTCACATCCCAGGTGGCTACTAAGTATACCAGTGCTAATGCTAAGTGGGCTGACAACGCTGAGACCTTGGGAGACAGAATCAAGGCGTTGGGTGGTCTGTCGGCAATTCTAGTGCTTGTAGCAGGATATATCTCCATCAAACTACGTGGAGTGACCAAGACACGTGACGACGCGGTAGCCTTGGCCCATCACGGCTTTTCATTGGCTGAGAAGGCAGGTGTTGCCGTGAAGGAGGAGTGGGATAAGTGGTGGGGTGGAGATAACAAGGCAAAAGCTGCTCATGAGGCAGTCCTATCGAAACTCAGGCTTATTTGATCGGTAAACTCAACCATAAACCAACATGATAACAAAAACGTTACTGTTCTTCATTAACTACCATACCCTCGCGGGCTACCTGGTTGGTGGCGCTGCTGTTTGGTTCTTCAAAGGCCACATCCGTACTGGTGCAGTTTGGCTGTGGCAGCACGTGACTCCGTGGATCAAACGGGAAGTAGCCAAGGTCGACCCACCGAGACCTCCTGATCTTGAAGATATAACCTTTGCAACCACAAGTCAGTCAACCATCATATATTACTATGCCTACCAACCGCGATAGTGTCGTTGCCGCCCGCACGACTGCCTGGAACACCGCCCAGACTGCCCAGACCGCACGAGGCGTGACCAATACCGGGAACGCCCAAGCCGGCCAGATCATGGCCAATCCGCAGCCCTACCAAGAGAACGCGCTGCTCAGCTGCCAGACGACGGTCAACACCGCCTCCCAGCAGGCTTCGGACGCCGCTGCCGCCTCACGGTCCGCTGCCAGCACCGCCGCCACCATTAACTCCAACCAGCAGGACATCTTCAACGCTGCGCTGGCCGCCCTCGGCCCCAACCCGACGCAGGACCAGTTGAACGCCTTCTACCAGACCACGGCGGACACCGAGTTTGTCAGTACGAACGCCGGTCAAGCCGACCAGTATGCCACCGCCGCTGAAAGCGACCGGGGTGCCGCCGCCCAAGACGCCGCTTCGGTGGCTGAGTACGTCAACCAGTTCTACATCGTCTATCCGCAAGGCGGCAAGCAGAAGGCCCAGTACTAACCCTTCATACCTCCACCTCCCCCACCATGAAAATCCCGCTTTGGCTCAGCCAGCCGCCGCCGGATGAGTTCCAGCCTCACCGACCTCCCAACTACGCCAAACTCTCCAAGGCGGACCAGTTCATCATCGACAATTACTCGATCAACGATCAAAAGATGGACTGGCTGATGGGGAAGGCGGTGGTGAATCGGAATCTCACTGTAACTCTGATCCTCGTATTCCTCCTCACCCACGCCATCGAGATGGCAAACCTCGTGGGTAAGTTTCTCGGTTGGTTGTCTTCTTTTCAGTGGCTCCAATGAATAGCAAATCTCCATTTTCATTCTTCATGCACCGTCGCAACGGCAGGCAGCTTGCAGAGGATGCTGACCGCCGCACCCAGATGGTTCAGGCATTCACCGAACCTGTAAAGATTCTCATCGCGGACGCCCGAGATGAGGTCCGGGGGGTTGCCAACAAGTTCCTCAGTCAGTTCAACGTGACCGTGTATGAGGCCAAGGACATAGGTGAGGCGGTGACCCAGGCCACGGCCCATGAGTTGGACATCGTATTCGTCCACATGCGAATTCCTCTTCCGTCGGACGGGGCTACCCTAATCAGAGAACTGAAATCCTTGCAACCCGCAATCCCGGTCATCGCTTATGACAAGGATCTCAATGGTAACGTGGGCGAAGCCATCCGTTCGGTGGCTGATGAATGTATCATGCCGGTGCCAGCCGAAGTAGCCTTGGCGGAGGAGCTAATCCACCGTATTCTAAAAACCTTCCATCTTAGCCGTCGAGCGGGTATGGAGGGCTAATCACTTCCCTACCCGAGGTCATAGGCAACCCTGAGGAGGGATGCGTGTGGATGTGTGGTCGGGATAGGGGCGGGGCAGGCTGCTAGCGCGGCCTGTCCCGTTTCTTTTACAGCTCTACGACCGTGCCGGTCTTGAGTTGGTCGATGTGCGTCACCATCAGGAATTGGACGCCTAGCTCCTCGCTCAACTGCTCCAGCATCGTCCTAATGCGCCCGCGATATTCCTCGCTTAGGAACTTGAAGGGTTCATCCATCACTAGCAGCCGACGCACCGGAGGCTTGGCGAGAAGAATGCAGCTTAGGCGCAGCGCGAAGGAAGCAACGTCGACGACTCCTCCTCCGGCCGCTGACATTGGGTCCACTTCCAGCCCATTGCGCACAAATACCAGTCGGCATTCCGTGCGCCCTCGCTTCTGCTCGAAGATCATTTTGAACTCATAGGGCTCATCGAAGACGGTGCTAAGGCATTGGGATACGACCTTGGCCAATCGGGCGTGGGCTTGCTGTTGAACGGTCTGGGCGACTAGCTGCGCGATCTTCTGCGCTTCCTCACAGTCCACGACCAAGTCCTCGGCTGCAATCAGGGCATCCTGCTCTTGCCCGAGGATTCGTTCGGCGGCGCGGTAGTCGGCCAATCTCGCGTCAACTTCCTGTCTCAGCGGCGTGAGCGACTGCATGGGACCATTCCTTTTCAAAGTTCGCCAGAGCTTCTTCCAACTTGCGTTCAGTCCGTTCAAGCTCGGCGGTCAGGTCAGATAGCATCCGCTTGGCTTGCTCGGGGGTCTCACAGCCAAACTCACGCTTCAGCTCTTGCATGGCTTGCTGGTAGGCCCCTTCCGCTTCAGCGGCCGAGGTTTTGGCCTCATCGACTTGGGCTTTGAGCTTCTGATATTTGTCGAGGCTAATCATGGGCGTGGTCTAAGGCATACTTCAATATAGTCTGCGCGGCTTTGGAAACCTTGTAGGTGATCAGGTAATCAAGGACCGCTTGCCGGAAGTCGAGATTGGTATGCCCGAGCTTTTCCAATTCCTGCAGGAAGGACTCCATCTTGAAGGTCTCTTCTTCAATCAGCTTGGCCTCAGTGCGCGGGAGAAGCTTGTCCTCGCTGCAATCCAGTTGATAGGGCTCGATAGTTCCGTCTTCCATCAGCAGTCCGACCTGGGGGCAGTAGTTGATCTCGTCGATCGTCCGACGCATGAGCGTCCCAGCGTTGATGACATTGCATCCACTCTTGTAAGTGGTGAACCCTTTGTGGTTGTCCCCGAAGACCGCTGCGTCATAGCCATGCAGGGCCTTAGCGTAGGCTGAAACCCGCGTCTCCTCGGTCGCGCCAGGGAAGTTGTATCCTTGGCGCCAGACGTAGGCGTGGACGATCGCGAGGTTGATCCGGTCTGGTTCCTTCTTAATCGAGCAGGATCGTAGAGGTTGTCCCCAAGCGAAGCCCCACGCTCTAATCTTCTTCCCGATGAGTGTAGGCTTATCGGGCATGAGCAGTGACAACGTCCCTGTTTCTAGCAAGGTGAAGAACGCGCTCTTGTGCAGGTCTAGCAGGTTATGGAGAGGTAGGTCGTGCTGTCCCGGCACCGCAAAGCCGGGAGGGAGGTGTTGAATGGCCCAATTGATTAGCTCCGGTGGGCTGCGCCAATGATTGAAGATATCACCAGCGTAGAAGATCGGGACGCCAAAGCTACCAATTTCATCAAAGGGCCGTTGCATAGCTGCCCACCAGCTCGGCTCATTACTGCGCACCACGGGCGGGCGCTCTTGCAAGTGAATGTCACTACACAGCACAGCGATGGGTTTCATCAAGGAGTCCTCCACACAGCGGGCATCGGCCTTCAGTCTTCTGATCTAAGTCCTTAGCTAAGGTATCAGCTCGTTCCTTAGTCTCCTTCCGTCGGCGCCAAAGAGTCCGCAAGGAATCAAGCTGATTGGTCAAGTTGTCCCAACGCTCATAAACCGAGTCATAGCTTGCTCGCAGCTTTTCAATCGGGTCGAAATCCGGCCGGGATAACTTCCGGGCACGAGACAGCGTTTTCGCTCTCCCTACCAGGCTCTGCAGTTTAGACAGTAGTTGGGACGTTTCCAGGGCTTTTAGGGCTATATCGAGGGCGGAAACGCCCCGGTTCGCGACCTTTTGGGCTGTATCGCGCGCGGTCCGCAGGTTTTGGAGCTTTTCGACTAGAACCGACAGCGCCTTCCGTTTGGCCTGCGATTGGGATAGTCGTTGGGCCCGATCCTCGAGGATTTTCAATTCCTTGTTCAGTCCCACGACAAATTGGAGTGAGTCCTTCTGCTGCTTGGCCGCTTTCAGCCTTTCCTCGAGCAGCTTGCAGGCCTGGTCAGCCTCGCGCTTCTTGGCCGCAATGTCAGCCAGCACCCGGTCAATGACATCGAGATTGACAATCCGGTTCAGATGCCGCGCGACCTCCCCGGCTGACTCAGCAAACCAGAAAGGGGAATCATGCTGGCCTTGGAAGTTGATGTCATCGACTCGGACCAATTTGATGATCTCTTCTGGTACGCTTTTCCCGAAGGCCTTGAATTCCTCCCGACCAAGTTGGTAACTGTTTTCTGTGCCTCGGGTGCGAATTATGGTCTTACCGTCGGCTTGCAGAGTCACGATGGCCTGCTTGGTCCCATCGCGGATGAACTCTGCTCCATCAGGCACGTTTTGACACAACCAGCGCAGGGCCCGAATGACTGCACTCTTGCCAACGTCGGATGGTCCAATGATGCAGGTGATATGCGGGTCCAAATCAAGGGACAGCTTGGGATGAACCTGGAAGTTCTCGAGGACTAGCTTTTTAAGTGGCATCAAAAGCGTGGAACCCAGACCATTTGATAATTGGACTGACCAAGGAATTCAAATCCCAGGTTTTGGTAGAAGTGGATCAGCCTCCCGATGTTCTCGAACCTGTCGCCGGGGGGGCCGTCAGAGCGGAGGTGCAAGAAGATGGGCTTCTGCAATTCCTGGATCTTTTTGACTATGCGACTGCCCACCCCCTTGTCTCGCCAGTTTTCCTTCACCACGAGGGAGACCAGCTCAATTTTGTCTCCATAGTCCCTCAACAGGCACTTCTGCAGGCCTCGATGTCGAGAGGGTGGGAAATCACGCAGCGTATGCGGGGCGCGCCAGTCGGGGAAGTCTTTCGTGTCCATTGCGCAGCTATTATCAGCAGCGTTCCAACCTGCTGCTAGTGACTTATGCGACACTTATCCTGTGCATAAGCTGTTCTACTGTTAGATACCCAACAGGACTAAGTGTTGCGGTCTTGTTGGTGCTCTGTACGCTATGAGCATGGCAGACAGCACCGAATCCAGAAACGCCCCTCAAGCAGTTGCACATCGCATTTGCGCGTGGTGCAAGAAGGATATGGGGGACGTGGTCGTGGCAGCGAACGATCCGGTGGCCGGGAAGATCAGTCACAGCATTTGTCCAGAGTGCCAGGCCCGAATGTTAACCGAGATCGAAACCACAAGCTCAAATCCACATCCACAATGAGCATCAAATCCGAATCCGAATCTGAGATGCAGAGGCTGATGTCCGAGCGTCTCGTCCGCGAGGAATTTGGAACCGAATTCCTCAAACTGTTCAATACCCACTGCGTTGACTTTGTTAAGCGACTGCCCGATGGGACCTACGTCCCGGTCGAGTGGCCCAGGCAGGCGACGCACAAGCTGGTGGCCACCCGATGGAACAATCCGGAGGACTTCCCCGTTAACGCGCATGGTAAGCGCGTGGTGCCGGATTACCTTGCGCTGTCGGTCTGCGCGGTCCCACTGCATCGGAAGCGCGTGCTGCGCGGGCCGGCGATCAAAATCCGGGCCCCACTTCCGAGGATCCATCCGGAGTATTATGGCCACGGTGGCGTGAACGGAAAGCGCAAGGTGGTCTTTTGGATGGTCAAGGCGATGCACGCCCGGGTCAAGAAGACCTTTGTCAAGCGCGCCACTGAAGCGCAGCTGGACCTACTGTACCGCAACCTGCGTGAAGCTGACTTTTGGTACGAATAGAAACCACAACCACACAAGGAGTCCTATGGATGAAAAAATGACAATCGCAGTTTCAGTTTCAACCCCGCAGGTCTGTCACCGATTCTTGGACTGTTACGGATCGACTAGAGGAGAGATTGAGTTCACGACCAATCCTCGCTCCGCGTTCTATGATGTGTCTGAGCTGATGGTGATGCGCTTGCAGGTGGTGCAGAAGTTCTATCCGGAGGCCAGATTGGTCTCCCGTACGAAGGCCCTTCAGCTTGGTAAACACAACGTCCGCTAACCGCATAAGGAGATCAAATCATGATTCATACCAATGCAACCAACGCAGTTACCGAGCAAGCCCTCAAGCGGGTTCCGCTCATTCGTCCGAAATGGGCCCGCAGCTTTTGGCAGGGCATCAAACACCTCGACCTCGTGACGGCTATCCGCAGCGAGTGCGAGCAGAGGGGCTGGGCCACCAAGGAGGCGGTCTTTTCCCTCAGCAAGGATCGGGCTGATATGGCCGGAACCTTCAGGATCGAAATTCCGTCGGTCGAGATGCCGGATGATCAGCGTCTCGAGTTAGGCCTCCTCACATCCAACGCCATGCGCCGGACGCTGAAGCTGGTCGTAGGCACTCGGGTCTTCGTTTGCATGAACGGCATGGTCACCGGGGACGTGGTGCTGTGCAAGAAGCACACCACCGGGTTCGACCTACCGGAGGCGCTGCATGTGGCGATGGATGAGTACTTGGAGAAGGTCGGGCGCATTCCGATGATGGTCAAGAAGATGAAAGACCACACGCTGATCGAGGCTGAGGTTTATGAGGTCCTAGTCGAGACCGGTCGGCAGGGCGTCATGCCTTGGTCGTTGATCGGGCAAGTTGATTGGGCTTATCGAAACCCGGCGTTCACTGATTTCAAGCCGAGGACGAGTTGGAGCCTACTCAACGCCTTCACCCAGGTGGTGAAGAAGGAGCCGCCCCTGCGCCAGATGGACCAGATCAACGAGTTTCGCCAGCTGCTGCCGGTCGGCCGCAATTAAAACGGCACACAGCGCAGTCCAAGAAAATCCTCCCTGTGCCCTCATAAGGCCGAGGAGGATTTTTCTTGACCACAGCATAGGGATCTAACATTGCAAAGGCATCCTATGTCCACGACCACCCTGCCACTGACTGCGATTGAACAAGAAGCTCTCACGGACACCTACAATGATGTCCGTTTGCTCATCTATAAGGTAGTTCACTACTTCGTCGCCCGGAGTGGATTATCATTCGAGGAGGTGCTCGGTGAAGCACACCTCACGTTCGTTCGCTCCTATCGGGGTTACCAGCCTGATCGGTTCGCCAAGCGGTGCCGCTTCCCGACCTTCCTTTACTTTGCCCTCAACTGCGAGCTGTACAATTTCACGATGAAGCAGCAGAAGCACCGCAATTTGCCAGAGGTCAAGGAGGAGATGGTTGGGAAGGAGTTGCCGAGTCGCTTTGTGCTGCTCCTTGAAAGCGAGCTGAAGCAAGAGGCCCGTGGGGTGCTCCGGCTTTTTCTTAACACCCCCCAGGAACTGGAGCATCTGATGCGTTGGGATCAAGTCCGAAGCCCAAAGGCTTACCTGCGCAGCGTGCGTGAGTATTTGGCCATCCTTGGCTGGAGTAAGCGTCAAGTGCGGGAGGTAATGGAGGAGATCAAACACGCGATTTCCCAGCTTAGTGTTACCCAAAGGCGGTTGCCCTGCACTGGGGTCGAGCGCATGTTAGCTCGAGCCGGACTATCAGAAGATGAAGTCTGGCTGCTTACCCGCATTGGTCTCTCGGCCCAGCAAGTCCGGTCCTGCTTGGCTCGGAGGTAAGACTCATGCAGATTACCAAACTACGGGATTACCAGCTCATTGGTGCCCGACAGATTCGAGACTGGGGCGGTCGAATCCTATTGGCCGATGAGATGGGACTAGGCAAGACCCTGCAGGCCTTGTTCTATGTCTACAAAACCCCAGCATCGCGGCCGGTGGTTGTGGTCTGCCCAGCTAACGTGAAGCTGAATTGGGAGAGAGAAGCCGCTCACCATCTGGGCTTGCCGAGCGAAGTCTTAGAAGGGCGCAAAGTCCGACGTTTCAAACCGGCTACTCGCGCACCTTTGGTCATTATCAATTATGACATCCTTGGACCTTGGCTGCCATATCTGAAGGCGTTGGGGCCCGGGCTGATCATCCTCGATGAGATTCACTACATCAAGAACCGTGCCTCCCAAAGGTATCGGGCAGCGCGCAAGCTATGTGAGCGCGTGCCTAGAGTCATTGGGCTAAGTGGTACGCCCCTGACCAATCGACCATCAGAGCTGTGGGCCCCACTCTCCGTCATTCGTCCCGACATTTTTAGGAGCTTCTACAAGTTCGTCTTCCGCTGGACTAAGCCTCGCCACTTTCCTTGGGGTTGGGATTTCAGCGGGGCCCGGGACCTCGATGTCCTCCACGCCCATCTTAAAGAATTGTGCATGGTCAGGCGCCTCAAGCGGGATGTCCTGCAAGACTTACCCCCAAAGGTGCGCGAGGTGCTGATGCTGCGCTTGCCTGACCGGACTGAGTATGATACCGCCCAGGCTGACTTCCTAGGGTGGTTGAGAACGATCTCGATCGAACGAGCAAGGCGAGCGGCTCGGGCTGAAGCTCTGACCCGCATTGGCTATCTACTGCGCTTGTGTGCCAAGCTCAAGTTGAAGTTGGTGTATGAGTGGGTGGACAATTTCCTCGAGGGTAGTGATGGGAAGTTGGTCGTCTTTTCCATGCACCGCCGGATGGTTGAGTTGCTCCATGCTCGCTACCATCGGCAAAGTGTGGTCGTGGATGGGGGAGTAAAAGGTCGGCAGCGCCAACGGGCCGTGGACGCCTTCCAGCACAAGGACAACGTGCGTCTGTTCCTAGGCAATATCCGGGCCGCTGGAATTGGCATCACCTTGACCGCGGCCGACACCTGCGTTTTTACCGATCTGCCCTGGACGCCAGGAGACCTGGTGCAAGCGGAGGACCGGATCCATCGGATTGGGCAGAAGGAGACCGCGTTCATTTACTACCTCGTGGCCTATGATACGATTGAGGAGAAGCTGTGCAAGCTCCTGCAGCGAAAGCAGAGCATATTAGAAGAGGTCCTCGATGGCCAAGGCCGGGGGGACAATCTCAACATCTTCAACGAACTTCTTCGGTCAGTTTATTCAACCCAAAAGGACAAATCACCATGAGTGGAGCAGCCAGATCAAAAGATACGACAGGGACCTTATACCTGCGGCCAGTACCATCGGGAGTGAAGAACTCTTTCAAAGCTGAGTGCGCCAAGCTGGGCGTCACCATGCTGGACGTGCAAATCGAATTCATGCGAGGCTGCAAAATCCATCTGCCGCCCCTGGCCGAGGCAATCAAATTGCGCCGAATTGTCGATCACAGAAGGGGAGCGTAAAAACCTTGTAAAAGGGCCCAACGCCCCTTCACACGCGCTTTGAGCCTCCTACCCGCACTCTTGCAGCACGGAAAGGGCTTTCCAGACGTGGTAGGGGCATTATCTTGGGCGAAAACGGGGGTCTAATGAAGCTACGCGACCTACTTTCGCAGGAAGGGGTTGAATTCCGGGAAGCAGGCCAAGATCATCATGCACGATCGGGTTGGCTCCAGCTGCGCTGCCCTTGGTGTCAATCACGCAGCTTTCACCTGGGCTTTAACGAGGCCCACGGCCATTGCTCTTGCTGGAAGTGTGGTGCACACCGTGGGGATGAAACCCTGGCCCGGATCCTGCGCATTTCGACCGGGCAGGCCTATCAACTGCTCCGAGGGGTAGATTTGATTCGGGCAGCCGATCGCCCCCCACGTCCAATTGGAACGTTGCAACTGCCGCCGGGTGCAGGACCTCTGCTGAAACAGCACAAGCAGTATCTGCAAGAGAGGGGCTTTGATCCCGAGCAGATTGTCAAACTGTGGCACATTCAAGGCATTGGGTTAGCGGTGGATTTGGCTTGGCGCCTGTTGATCCCTTGGGAGTATCAAGGTCGGGTCGTGAGTTGGACTACGCGGGCCATCTCAGATCAACCGGCCATGCGTTACATCAGCGCCAGCGCCCTTTCGGAAAGTCTCAATCACAAGGAGCTGCTCTATGGGGAGGACTTGGTGCATGGGCTGAGCATTGGGGTGGTGGAAGGGCAACTTGATGTCTGGGCCGGAGGACCGGGGTGGGTAGCGACTGGCGGAACAGCTTACACTAGAGCCCAGGTACTGCGCCTTAGTCGGTACCTCAAGCGGGTGGTGTGCTTTGACAATGAACCCGCAGCCCAGCGCCGGGCTCTTGAGCTGTGCAACAGCCTCAGCGCCTTTGAGGGTGAAACGATCCGAGTGTGTCCGGATGGGAAGGACCTGGCTGCAACCTCCGAGGCTGACCGCAGACAAATAGGACAGCTGATCCACCCATGAAACTCACTGAAATTCTCAGAGACCTTGGAAGTCCGATCGTTGTGTATGGAGGCCTGGCTCGATGGCTTGGGCTTGAGGAATCCATTTTCCTCAATCACGTTCTCTATTGGATGACCGGGCCCGATAGTTGGGCATATCGCACTATCCAAGAGATTGAAGCTGTTACCTCCTTGAGCAAACGGGTACAAGAGAGGGTGAGAAAGAACCTGATTGAAGAAGGGCTGCTCTATGAGAGACGGAACTTTGAAACGCATCAAATCTTCTATCAGGTGGACGAAGAAAAGCTCAATGTTCAATGGGAATGTAGGAGGAAAGGGCCATCTGGTGAAGGAGCAGACGAAACGCAACCTAGTAGGATGCGGACCGCAACCAACCCTCGCGTGCGTGCGCATAATGCACGCGGGCGCGATAAGACAAATGAGAATAGTAAGCACACAGTCGCCAATTCTGAATCACCCACTGAGGCGAAGCTTGAGTATCCGCCAAAGAAGAGCTTTGAGCAGATCGCGGCCAGTCGATTAGAAGCCCTGCTGCGGCTCCATCGGCAAGTGACTGGGCCGGTCAAGATCAAGAAGTGGGAGAAAGATATCCTCTGGTTGATGAAGAGTCAGCCCAAGGCAGAGATTAAAGCGGTCATCATCTGGTTGGAGAAAAGCGGGGCAATCCGGGACCAGTACACCCCGCACTTCTTCTCGGCCAGCAGCTTTGCCTCCAAGTTTCCGGCTTTGCTGGCCTGCAAGGCGCGTTGGGAAAAGGACAATCCGACCCTGGTGCCGGTGGAGGAGCTTAATGAAGATGAACAATGGCTGTACGAGCACCTCACCAATCTGAGCTGGCCCAAAGGGAGTGATCAGTTGCTGGCGACTTGCCTCCATCGGAGCTACGTCCGGTTGCTGCCCTGGTATCACAAGTGGATCGCGTTTCAGCGAACGCTGCGCGGGGATGATCTGGCTTTAGCTGAGACGGTGACGAGCTACTACTACACCGGTGGGGTGAGAGCGATTCTGCACCTTTGGTTTATGAACGTCCACCGGTCAGTCCGGGATTGGGAGAATTGGAATGGTGATCTGAGTAGGTTTGTCTGGGATCCGAAGCATCCGCTGAACATAAAACAAATGGAACAAGTCTCGATGGAATGGTGCGCACGCTCGGACGCGTTCGCCAAGCTCTACGCTAGGTTCGATGAAAGTTGAACGCATCTCCGGTAACGTCGAACGGCAGGTCCTGATCGGGATGATAGTGGATGACGCGGTCTGCCTCCGGATTGCGGCCAAGTGGGAAGGGGAAATGTTCCGGTCGACTTGGGCGAACATTGTCGGTGGATGGAGCGTGCGCTATTGCAATCGCTATGGGAAGGCTCCGAAGGCTCACCTGCAAGGACTCTTTGAAGCGTGGGTTGAGAAGGTCACAGACAAGGAGACGGTCGCGCTGATCGAGCGGTTCTTGGATGGGCTGAGCGGGGAATATGAGACGCTGGCGCGGGAGATCAACAGCGCCTACGTGATCGATCTGGCCGCGAAGCACTTCACTCAAATTCGGCTCAAACAGATGGTCGATCGGGCGGAAGAGGACATGGAGCAAGGGCGACTAGAGGAGGCGGTGCAAGGCGTCAATGGCTTCCGGCCGGTCGAGTTAGGGGCAGGGGAGTCGATTGATGTGCTGAACAGCCCGACAGTCCTGCAGCAGGTCTTTGATGATCTAGCTCGGGACCTTGTGATTTACCCTGGGGCTCTCGGCCACTTCTTTTCCAATCAGCTAGGGCGCGAGTCCTTTGTGGCCTTCCTAGGTCCAGAGAAGGTAGGCAAGACCTTCTGGCTAATGGATGCAGGCTGGCGAGCAGCTCTGCAGCGGCGCAAGGTCGCCTGGTTTGCGGCCGGGGACATGACTGAGCGCCAAATGATGCAGCGTTTTGCCATTCGGGCAGCTATGCACCCACTGCGGTCGAAGGACTGGCCTTGTGAGATTGGTTATCCATTGGCGGTGCGTCGGAACCCACAGGAGCCGGCTCGCTTGCAGGTGCGGAAGGAGATGCGGCGCTTTGAACGGCCTTTGGTCTGGGGAGAGGCTTGGCGGGCGATGCAGGAGATTTTGCAGTACCGAATCCGTGGGAAGATCCCATACCTGCGGCTGCTCACTTATCCAAACTCTTCCCTATCGGTCAAAGGGATCGAAGCTCACTTAGAGCGGTGGGCCAAGGAGGGGTGGGTACCGGACGTGGTGATCACGGATTATGCGGACATCTTGGATGAAGAGTCTGGCATGCCCAAGGGCTATGACCGCCGGCACAAGATTGATGCCTCTTGGCGTTTGCAGCGGGCGCTGAGTGAGAAGTATCATTGCCTGTACTTGACGGCCACGCAGTCGGACACCGACAGCTATACCAGAGAGATCCTCGGTCGGTCCAACTTCTCTGAGTCCAAAACTAAGCTGGCGCATGTGACGGGCATGGTTGGGATAAATCAGATCGCCTCCGAGAAAGAAAAAGAGCTCTATCGACTCAATTGGGTGGAGCTTCGGGAGGGTGCGTTCAGCGAGCGTTATACCGTTGGCGTGGCCGCAGCTTTGGGATTTTCGAACCCGGCGGTAAAGTCTTGCGAGTAGCTTGATTGCATTTTTTCGTTGACGATGATACGCTACCCAACATTCTTGTGGTTGCTTGCAGACGTTTCAACAGTGGATCGTCAGTTTGAGGGAATGGCTCGACAGCACGGAAATTGATGCCGCGCTGGAGGCGGATCTCTTGCCGCAGCTTTTCTACTTGTACGATGTCGGCGTTACTGCGCAGGATGCGGCAGCGTGGATTGCCAATGCCATTACTCGGAGTCACCTTTGCTGACGTAGGTCAGAGTAACCAGATCCAACACACAACCACACAAACAGGAGAAACTGATATGCAGATCACACGAACACAGGCCGTGGCCATTTTCACAGCCATCGGCTTTCAAACGGCGGACCGATGGGACATCGCCCGCTTCAACACGAAGCTGGCCAAGATCGGTGACAACGTTACCGATGAGCGCTTGGCCGCTATCGCCGACAAGGGTGTGCGCGAGTTGGCCACCAATGTCGTCAAGACCGCCCGGAAGGATCAGGTCGAATGCGTCGAAGATCCCCCGGTGGCCGCTCCGAAGGGCAAGGGGAAGAAGGCCTCCCCCACTCCGGCTCCGGCTGCTGCGCCCGCCGGGAAGGGCAAGGGCAAGGCCGCGCCGAAGGCCGAGGACAAGTTCGACAAGTTCCACAACCGGCTGAACTCGGGTGGCCACAAGGTCAACGAGGTGCTGTGGAACGCGAAGAAAGTCCTGACGGTCGAGGAGATCGCCAAGGCTTCGGGCCTGTCCGCAGCTCGCGTCCGGTCCCACGTCCGCTGGCTGGTGGACGTGCGCAAGCTGGCCACCGAGTCCGACAAGGGCTTCAAGGTCAAGTAACCGCGCAGCGGCCCCCAACAGATAATAGGGCGTATTAGACTTTGGTCTGGTACGCCCTTTCCTTTTACCAACATGGATATTACTATGAGCATCACTTGCAGCAAGGTCTTCGGACCATTTCCCTTCGCCCATCGGCAGCATTCTCACGATGGACACTGCGCACTTATCCACGGGCATAACTGGAAGATCGAGATCCAGTTCTCCTGCATGGATTTTGATGACAACGGATTTGTGATTGACTTCGGCAAGTTGGATTGGCTGAAGAAGTGGCTTGAGGAACGCTTTGATCATACCCTCGTGTTGAATCGGACTGATCCCGGTCGGGAATATCTTGAGAGTGTGCTCTGCGGTGCTGCGATGAAGGCGATTGGGCTTAAGCCTCTGGCCAAGATTACCCTTGTTCATAATTGTGGGGCGGAAGGGATAGCTCGGCAGGTCTTAGAGGAGGTTAACGTCCTGTTACGTTCTAGGGATGAGTTAGCCGAGCGCGAGGTGCGGGTTTCGAAGGTGACAGTTTGGGAGGACGAGAAGAACTTCGCGACCATTTCCTGACATGCTACCAATTCATGAGCGTTTCTATAGCTTCCAAGGGGAAGGGGTTCATCTTGGCCGACCAGCCTTTTTCATTCGTACCTTCGGGTGCCCATTGAAGTGCCCTTGGTGTGATGCAGCTGGGACTTGGCACCCGAAGTATATTCCGGACAAGATTGAAAGGATCTCGGAGGAGCAGCTCGTGAAAGAGGCCGGAGAGACCTGCTGCGATTTTATCGTCATCACCGGTGGGGAGCCGATTGTCCACGATCTTCACCTGCTGGTTGATCTGATGCACGCGTCCAATCAGAGTGTGCATTTGGAGACCTCCGGCTATCGAATGTTCCCAGACATCTTTGATTGGGTCACCCTTTCTCCCAAGCGGCAGAACATTCCTCCTCCTCAATCCATTGCCTTGGCCGATGAGCTGAAGCTGATCATCGAGCAGCCTTCGGACGTTGAATGGTGGCTTGATACGTTGCGCGATCAGCTTGGGGGAAACTTGGATCCTAATGTACCAATTTGGCTGCATCCAGAATGGTCGCGTCGGAATGACAAAGCTCTGCTCGATGGAATGGTACGTTGGGCTTTGTCTGGCTCTGCTAATCTGCGCGTAGGTTGGCAGCTTCACAAACTCTACGCCGCCGACTTCCTAGATAATAGGACTAAGCCGCCGGTCCCACTCGGTGGTGACCTGAAGAAAGGATATTGAGATGAAGAGAGCCGATGAAGA